ATCCTCCGCTAATTCCGCGATTGTAAAAGCATTTCTTTCGCGCAATTTCTTGCAGTGCTCGCCGTCTTCTACCCAGCGCTTCGCATTCGATTTAATGTATTTCATTCGCCGCGGCTCACATTCCCTGTGGTAGTAGATCGATTCATCCGATGATATGATTGCTGCGTATGGATCGCCTTCCTTCACCACCAGGTAACAGGTCGGACATACTCCTAAAGTATTTGTTTCCATGTTATCCCCCTTCATTGTGCTGTCTTGTTCTTCACATAATACTTCTCTACGATCTCTAGTATCTCTGCGGTAGCATCTATATGACATTTCCCCTCGAACTGGACATCAATGCAAATATCCATGACCGTATGAAATAAATCTCCGTAGTCTTGAATTTGATTCGGGAATTTAATGATTTTATCGCTCATATAGCAGGTAACCTCCTTATCGTGCTATTTTCAACGTTCCGATTGCAAATTCTTTGACGATCGTTGTATATATCTCTTTCAATCTTGGATCTGCTTCAATAACATCCATGCGCGTCATGTTTTCAATTTTCGTTTTTGTTGCTCCCGAATCAGCTAAGCGGTCTTTGAGATTTCGCAACCGCTTATTTAAATCACAATGACCGCGTTCTTCGAGCAATTTATAACTTTCCGATCTCATCTCGCCATAATTACCGCCAGTACGAAATGCAGAACCTTTAAGCATTTTATTAATAGAGTTCCTCCAGTCTTCATCGTGCTGCAGGAAAGTTTCCTGCATAGTTGAGAAACCATCTTTCAAGGTTTTTATTTCATTATCGCGCCGCTTATCCTCGATCTCTTTATACGCAAGCCCATCCCATAATTGCTTGAACATCTGCATCTCAGGACTGAGCAACGACGTGTCCAATTGTTGGTTATTCGATGAATAGGATCCGGTTTTCTGAACCGAAGGTATAATGTCTTCATACAACCAGTCTTGAAATGGTTCGGCCTTAGGTTTTTCTGATTTTCCAAACACTCGATTTAGGGCAAGATTAGTAATGAACGCTTCCCCGGTATTGTTTAGTTTTCGATTTCGGCTTATCGCCGAAGACGAAATATCGCTGTTCTTTACGATGAACACTTGTCCCTCTTTACAGAACTTTGTGACTTCCTCTGTCCTCGAATATTCAAGAGCCGTCGCAACACCCTTTGCTAAAACTAAAAAATCCCCATGAAAATCAAATTCAACATCACTTTTTAAAAGAACCATTACCTCGTGTTGCCCTTCAAACATGGCTAATTGATTTTCCATTCCCTTTCCTCCTTGTTTTGTTTACTTACAGCAGTTAAAATATCCATAATGGATTACGAAACCGCAGATTCTCTGTCGAGTAACTCTTCGATGTGAAGCAAACCAAACGCATCGACAAGTTTCAGCGCGACATCAACGGTTAGGCGGCGTTCTTCCCGTTCGTACTTGGAGTAATTAACTACTGACATCCCGATCTTCTTTGCGACTTCTGCTTGCGTCATGAATTTTAATCTCCGGTACTTTTCAATTGCTGTTTTTGGTTGAGCCATTGTGGATTCTCACCTCGCTTTTTAATATACGTTTTGGATACTTACAATTACAATATATATCCGTTTAGTTTATATGTCAATACGTGGAGGGAACGTTTTGGATATTTTTTCTGCACGCTTGAAATGGTTAAGAGAGAAAAGGGGGATGTCTCAAAAGGAAATGGCTGAGAAGCTAGGTATGTCTCCGCAAGGGTATGGGAAAATCGAGAATGGGCAACGAGAGCCTAACTTAGATACTCTTGTGAAGATCCGGAAGACATTCGCCGAAACATTAGATTTTTTGCTAGGTATAAGTGATCACCCCATTAACGTTCTCGGTATGTGGAATACATATCGTGATATCCAGGAAGTTGTAAAGCGGTTATACGAAAAACGCGACGAGGTCATTAACACACCAGAATTAGTTACACTTCCTGATGAGTTTGTTGATATCGAAGACTACAAAACTTATATACACAAAGCAATTGATTGGAGGATAGAAAAACTCGAAGAAATAGAAGTAAAATTATTAAGTGTTTTAGAGGATATTCCAATGCTATCTTCTGAAACTGAGTTATTTGTCAATAATCGAAAAAAAAACAAGCATGGAAAATAGATATATGCCCCCATCCATTGGGGGTTTTTTATTTATATAGACAAGCCTATAATTGATTTATCATTCATCATCAATGGAGGAACATAATGCGGATAGCTGGATATGTTCGGGTAAGTACAGACATGCAGGTTCAAGAAGGATATTCCATAGAAGCTCAAAAGGAACGACTCATAAGCTATTGCAAGTCTCAGGACGGATGGGAGCTTGTGACCATCTATGTAGAGGAAGGTGAATCTGCCAAAGATATGAACCGACCGGAACTTCAACGCCTCTTGGGTGACGCTCAGAACCGCCTGTTTGACGTTGTACTGGTCTATAAGCTTGACCGTATCACCCGTTCCGTTGTCGATCTGTACAAGCTCCTAGAGACGTTTGAAATGTATAACGTGAAGTTTAAGTCTGTGTCGGAGATTTACGATACAACCACCGCCACGGGGAAGCTATTTATAACACTCGTCGCGGCCTTGGCGGAGTTTGAGCGTTCCAATCTGGCAGAGCGTGTCCGCTTCGGTATGGAGCAGCTTGTACGTGAAGGCAAATGGCATGGCGGACCGGTTCCCTATGGTTTCAAATGGGATGGTGAACAGATGCACATCGTTCCGGAAGAAGCAAAGGTGCTGCAGGAATTACGGAAGTTTTACATGGAGGGCGATGGATTCGGCGCAACGTCCCGGAAGCTGAACACATTGGGATATTCACGGCGAGGATTCGCTTGGTCTGCTCAAACGGTGTGGTATATACTCGACAACCCTATATACGCCGGGAAAATGCGATATGGCACCAAGAAGAGAAACGGAAAGTATGCCACCAGAAAGAAAGAAGAACGCGTTGAAGTCATTTGGTCGGATAGCGGCTTTCCCACTATATTCACATGGGAAGAATATGAGGAGCATACGGCGAGGATGAAGAAACGTCAATTTTATGGGTTCTCCAAGGTTCGAGAATATTGGTTTGCCGGTGTTATCCGCTGTGCCAGGTGCGGTAGTACGATGATAGGCCGGCCATATCGTAATAAGAAGAAAGACGGCACCACCACGCCGGGAATCATAAACTATATATGTTCAGGCCGGTCGATGCAGAAAGGCTGTAACATGCCTCTACTGCGTCAGAGCTTGGCCGAGAAGCAGATCATGGAATACATCAAGGGTATTCGCATCAGTAGCGAGGAAATAGCTGCAGCTGCTGAACAGATGGAACAAGAGCAAACCGACTTTCAATCTGAAATCGAAGCGCTCCATAAAGAATTACGCGCGGTAACGGAACGGCGCAAAAAATGGCAGTACATGTTTGCCGAGGACCTTATGAGTGAAAAGGACTTTCGGGAGCGCAAAAGGGAAGAAGACGAAAAAGAACGAATCATGTCGGAGCAGATTGAGGGATTAAAGGCGAAGGACATAGGACTAAACTCGGACTTTATGAATATTATGTTCGACCTTCCGGAGTATTGGGAAGTCCTGGACGATCTCGCTAAAAAGGAAACGATGCAAACGATCTTTGAAAACATCATTTTTGAATGTGAGGTCGAAACCGGCCAAGAATTATCAAAGAAGCGTCAAGGCCTCCCTTTTTACATCAAAGAGGTTAATTTCAACTAAATGATATACATTTTATCATGTAAGGGAACCCGTATTTGATAGTTTATATATCATTTAATTCTCGAACCTGTGTATAAACTGTTGATAATGTTAAAGGAAATAAAAAAAAGGCCTACTCATTAGAGTAAGCCTTTTCCCTACTTCAAGAATCCCAATTTCCGCATTTCCGGCTCCAACTGCAGCAGTCTCCGCTTTGCCCATGCGATATTTTCATCCGTCGCAGCCTCTCCGTTCGGACCTTTCCCTCTCGAGAGATTGTAAACCCACATGATTTCATTGGCGATCCGGTAGGCCGTTTCATCCTGCGCCGCAGGTGATTGCTCTTGCTTCCACTTCAATTCGATTTGCGTCACATCATCCCGAATCCGATTCATATCGGTACACGGGCAGGATGTGGCGTGTTTGGCTGTCTCCCACGACGCTTCGTTATGCCCCTGTATTTTCGCATTCGGGAACATATCGTGAACCGTTATAATGGCTCCGTACAGCGCGTTGCGTTCCTCGTCGGTCATGTTGCGCTTGGACAGGTCGCCAAGTACTGCAATGCCTACGCCGGACGGATTAGCGCCAAGTGCGTGAGAGGTTAGGCTTAGCAGGTCATTCGTTTGGTAAATCTGCCCCTTTACGATGCACAAATGATAGGCAATACCCGGCCAGTCGTGATGACTGATGTGATACTTCGCCTGGTTCACCAACGGAGCCTCAGAAGCCATGTGATGAACAACGATTCGCGTAATATCGGATTCTTTACGCGGTCCCCACCGCCTTACCGGATGCTTTGGAAGTTGATCGGTAATGTCGATAATTGGTTTACCCTGCGCTTTCTCGCTCAGCGTCAATCCCCGAATAGTCGTAAGTGTCATTGTTTGCGACATTGTTTACAGCCTCCTTATTTGGTTTACGGTGTGAAATCAATACCCCGACGATAGCCACTATAGCGGCCACGGCGTTCGATGCTTGGTTGATTACATCGTCGGTTATGATATCGATGCCGAACGCCTCCAGCACGATTTTAGCGGCTCCTAAGAGTGCCACAATAAGCGTTACCCAGTTAATGTTGTTGTTCATTTTTATCATCCTCCATATAGTGAACTGTTTTACAATAGCGGCACGAAACCGCCCCACCAAGCGCGATAAGAACGGCCTTTCGTTTTTCGTCGCTCCATAGGCTGAAACGTTGCCTAATGTACTCACATGGCATCCCAAATGCTCCTTTATCATTGCAATATCCCGCGCTGTTTGTTCGTTGACTTTGCGCTTATGCGCTGAATCCCTCAGCTTGACGATTGCCAGGATTATCGCAACCGCTGAGGACCAAGTTATGCCTTCCGTCAGAAACTGATGTACCACTTCC